GACTGGTTCCCACCGGGCCAGTGCGGGGACTACATGCGCACCACCAAGACTTACTTCTTCAAGGTGGGCGACGTGGAGTGCGAGATCATGTTCCGGGCGCTGGACGACGCCGATGACGTGGCGAACTTGAACTCGTTGGAGTTGACCTTTGCATGGTTCAACGAGTGCCGGGACATCCACCCCGACATCGTGGACGCCATGTCCAAACGGATTGGACGCTTCCCCTCAGCCAAGGACGGCGGGCCGACGTGGCACGGCATGTGGGCGGATACCAACCCGCCGACGATGGACACGTGGTGGTACTACCAGATGGAGGGGCTGGACCCCAAAGACGGCGTGTCGCCCAACAACAACGGGTGGGCGGTGTTCAAACAACCCTCGGGGCGCAGTCCGTACGCCGAGAACATTGAGAACTTGCCAGAGGGGTATTACGACACCCAAGGCCGCAGTGAAGAATACATCCGTGTCTACATCGACGGTGACTACGGACTGTCCAGCGCCGGTATGCCGGTGTACAAATACTTCCGGCCTGACTACCACATGGCGAAAGAGCGTCTGCGGGCCATCATCAATGGGGTGCGGCCCATCGTCATCGGCATGGACTTAGGGTTAACCCCAGCAGCCGTGCTCGGGCAGCAAGACCCCCGGGGCCGCGCCCTCGTCCTCGACGAGTGTGTGAGCTTCGACATGGGGGTGCAGCGGTTTGTGCGCACCATGCTCAAGCCCCTGCTGTACGAGCGGTTCCCCGGCGTCCCGGTGCTCATCGTCGTTGACCCGGCGGGCACGCAGCGGGCGCAGACCGACGAACGCTCGGCGGTGGACATCATCAAAGCCGAGGGGATGAAAGTCATCCCGGCCAAGACCAACGCCGTCGCGGCCCGCATCAACGCGGTGGACGAGTACCTCATGCGGCAGGTGGACGGCGACCCGGCGTTCCTCGTGGACCCGCGCTGCACACAACTCAAAGCGGCCATGATGGGCGGGTACCGGTTCAAGCCCAAAGGCGACGGGGACATCGACAAGAACAAGCACTCGCACGTGGCCGAAGCACTTCAGTACCTGATGTTGCACGTTGGCAACGCCAGTGAGGGGCACACGCTCCAGCAGCGCAGAGAAATCAAGCGGGGCGCGTCGGCGGGATGGACGTGATATGCTCGCAGTTGTCACTCCCCCGACCGTCGGGGTTTCACCCCCTGTGTGCTCCCCTGCCGCCGGGGGTTTCTTTTTGGTTGACAACGTGTATACTTGTTGGTAGAACCCTGTCATACAGGTAAGGAGCGATCATGCAATGCAGCCAAGCGAAACCGTTCACCATGACATCCAGCAACCCTAAGATGGGTGGCGCGGCCATCAAGTCTTACGAAAAGGGCGGCATGGTGACGAAGCCCAAAGAGACGGGCATCTACACCGCTGAGATGGGTCAGCCCCCGCAAGACATCGACAGCGGCTCGGCCCCCCGCAAACCCGCGAAACCCGCACCAGCACCCAAGAAGAAGTAACGCAATGGCCGGACTGCAATTCCTGCGAGTCGTCAGCAATTCTGAGCTTGCCAAGCAGGAGCAGGAGGCGACGAACCGTGCGATCTCTGAGCGCCAGAATCAGCCCGTGATCCTCGGCCTTGCTGGGTATCTGCGGCAGTGCTGGGATGTGGCCCGCCTCTCCAAGCGCCCCATCGAGTACAAGATGCTGGCCGCGTTGCGCCAACGCAACGGTGAGTACGAAGCAGACAAGCTGCAACAAATTCGTGGACAGGGCGGCTCTGAGATTTACATGATGATCACCGAGGTCAAGTGCCGCGCTGCGGAGTCTTGGCTCAGGGACATCTTGCTCGACAACGGTTCACCCCCTTGGGACTTGACCGCTTCGCCCATCCCCGACCTCGCGCCCTCACAGGTTCAAGAGGTGCAGGCCATGTTCGCAGAGCGTGTGCTCAAGCTGGTTGCCGAGTACGGCAAAGCGCCCAACGCCGAGGAGATGCGTGAGATCAAGGAGATGGTGTCGCAGGATTACCGCTTCGCCGTCTTGCAAGAGGGCCAGATTCGTGCTGACCGGATGAAGGTCAAGATTCAAGATCAGTTCGCGCAAGGCGGCTGGGAGGCGTCGTTCAACGACTTCATCACCGACCTCGTCACATTCCCCGCAGCCTTCATCAAAGGGCCAGTGGTGCGCCGCCAGCGCACGCTGGGCTGGAAGACAGACGCTTCGGGCCGCACAATTGTGGAACCCATCGAGCGCCTTGGCCCCGAGTATGAGCGGGTCGATCCGTTCCGCATCTACCCCGAGCCGGGGATTAGCAATATCAGCGAGGGCTACCTTTTCGAGTTGCACCGCATGACCCGCATGGAGTTGTCCGACCTGATCGGCGTTCCGGGGTACGACGAAGATGCTGTGCGCAAGGTGCTCGACGAGGGCAACGGTACCTCATGGATCAACGAAGACGTGGAACTCCAGAAAGACGAGGAGGAGCGCAAGTACTACGCCTACATGCGCCCGACCACTGAGTACGACGCACTGGAATTCTGGGGCAAGGTCAGCGGCAAGATGCTCATCGAGTGGGGTCTGACCGTAGAGGATGTGCCTGACCCGGCGCGGGAGTACGACGCCAACGTCTGGTTGGTGGGCAACTACGTCATCAAGGCGGTGCTCAACTACGATCCGCTGGGCGAGAAGCCGTACGCCAAGACATCGTTCATCAAATGCCCCGGCGCGTTCTGGGGTAAGGGTATACCCGAGATCATCGAAGACTTGCAGGGTGTGTGCAACGCCGCCGCCCGTGCGCTGGTCAACAACATGGGCATCTCGTCTGGCCCACAGGTCGAGGTCAACGTCGAGCGCCTGCCGCCCAACGAGGACATCACCACACTGACGCCTTGGAAAATCTGGCAGACCATCAACGACCCGGTGGGTTCGAGCGCACCGGCCATCCGGTTCACGCAGCCTGACTCACGGGCCACCGAGTTGGTGGGCGTCTATGACAAGTTCAGCCGTCTGGCCGATGACCATTCGGGCATCCCGGCCTACGTCTATGGCGACTTGAACGTGCAAGGCGCTGGCCGCACGTCGTCTGGCCTGTCCATGCTCATGGGCGCGGCGGGCAAGGGCATTCGCCAAGTCGTGATGCACATCGACAGCGATGTGGTCAAACCCATTGTGATGCGTCAGTTCGTGTACAACATGCGCTACGACGAAGACGAGTCCATCAAGGGCGATGTCACGGTGATCGCCAAGGGCGCGATCAACCTCGCAGTCAAGGAGACTGTCAACATTCGCCGAATCGAGTTCCTCAACGCAACCGCCAATCCCGTGGACATGGAGATCATGGGCAAGGAAGGACGTGCCACCATCTTGCGAGAAGTGGCAAAAGGGTTGCAGATGTCTGCGGAGGATGTCATCCCCTCTCGGGAGAAGTCAGGGTATCAAGGTCGGGTTCAGTCTAGGGCGATGGCTGCTCAAGCACAGCAACAAGCCCCAGCCCCCGGCGCGGAAAATCCTGATGGTTCACCCAAAGGTGGGATGGAAGCCAACACAGTACAGAACCGAGCAAGTGGGAGAGCAGCATGATCAAGCCCGCACCACCCATCATCAAAGGACTGGCGATGGCCGTCCGGCAACACCCAGAACTTCTGGTGTGGATGGAGGGCGTGTACGCGCATGAGATGAAGCGGCTCCCGTTTGCGATTGACAATCCAGCAGTGTTTCAGGGGCGCTGCCAGATGCTGGGTGAACTCATTGAGTTCGCCAAAGAATCCCCTGCAATAGCGGCAAAGTTATGATGTAACTCGCCGTCTTTATTCACGCACACCGATAGGAGCGTTCAACATGGCAATTCCAGAGCAAATTCGCAAACAGACCGAGGCCGTTCAGCAGTTGTATGCACAACTCAACCCGGACGACAACACAGGCGGGGCACCCTCCGCCAATGGCACCGTCACGCCCGTTGAGAACACCAGCAATACGCCGACCGCCGACGAGAACGCTGCACCGAATAATGCTTCTTCGTCACCCGTAGATGAGCAGAAAACGGGTGCTGACAATGCACCGGAAGAAACCGTCGTCCAGAAGTACAAAACACTTCAGGGCATGTACAACGCTGAAGTCCCGCGCCTGCACCAGCAGAACCGCGAGATGACCCAGCGCGTGCAGCAGATGGAACAGTTGCTTGCCTCGCTCTCCGCGCAGCAAGCGAACGCACAACCCCAACAGCAAGTCGCCGAGAAGATCGTCACCGACAAAGATGTTGAGGAATACGGCGAGTCGCTTGATGTGATGCGCAAGGTGTCCCGCGAGGAGTTGTCTCCCGTGGCGCAGCGCCTTGCCAAGATTGAAGGAATGCTTCAGCAGATGCAGATGAACGTGGTGCCACAGGTGCAAGCCGTGGCGCATCGTCAGCAGATGTCCGCCGAGCAACAGTTCTGGGCTGAATTGACAGCCGGTGTCCCCAACTTCCGTCAGGTGAACGACAATGCCGACTTCCAGTCGTGGTTGTTGCAAGCTGACCCGTTGACGGGCATCACACGTCAGACGTACCTTGACGACGCACAACGCAACCTCGATGCAAATCGAGTTGGCAATTTCTTCCGTGCTTGGCTAGAGTCCACTGGACAAGCCGCAGTTGCTCAATCCACTGGTCGCACTATCAACTCTGAGTTGGAAAAGCAGGTCGTCCCCGGTCGCTCACGCGGTGCCGGTGCTCCTGCAACCCCCAACCAAGGCAAGATGTATTCGCCCACGGACATCACGAAGTTTTTCAACGATGTCCGCACCGGCAAGTACAAAGGCCGAGAGCAAGAGCGCGACCGAATCGAACGCGATATTTTCGCTGCCCAGCGAGAGAATCGCATCCAAGCCAATGCCTGATTAAAGGAGTTACATCATGTCTTATCCCGTCTCCCCCGGTCGTCCCAATTACAGCGGAAACTTCATCCCCGAAATCTGGTCGGGCAAACTGATCGAGAACTTCTACGACGCCACCGTGCTCGCAGCGATCTCGAACACCGACTACGAAGGTGAAATCCGCCAGTACGGCGACACCGTGAACATCCGCACCACACCGGAAATCACCATCCGTGACTACGTGAAGGGCCAGACCCTGACCGTGGAAAACCCTGACAAGCCCAAGCTGCAACTCGTGATCGACAAGGGCGAGTACTTCGCCTGCGTTGAAGACGATGTGGACAAGGTTCAGTCGGACATCAACCTGATGGACACTTGGTCGAAGGACGCTTCCGAGCGCATGAAGATCAAGATCGACCAGCGCGTGTTGACCGACATCCTGCCCGGTATCGCCGCCACCAACAAGGGTTTGACCGCTGGTGAGCAGTCTGCCTCGTTCAACCTCGGCACCACAGCTTCTCCGCTGACTGTGACCAAGGACGGCGCTTCCAGCACCACCTCCATCGTTGACCTGTTGGTTGATCTGGGCACCGTGTTGGACGAAGCCAACGCCCCCGAGGCTGACCGCTTCGTGGTCATTCCTGCCAAGATGGCTGGTTTGATCAAGAAGTCCGAACTGAAGGACGCTTCGCTGACTGGCGACAGCATGTCCATCGTTCGCAACGGTCGTCTGGGTATGGTTGATCGCTTCACCATCTACGTCAGCCACAACCTTGCCGTGTCCTCGGGCAAGTACAACATCATCGCCGGTCACAAGATGGGCTTCACTTTCGCATCGCAGATGACGAACATGGAAACCATCCGCTCCGAGTCCACCTTCGGCAACATCATCCGTGGTCTGCAAGTCTACGGCTACAAGGTTGTCAAGGGCGAGGCTCTGTCCACCGCCGTCGTGCAATTCTGATGCTGGGGGCTTCGGCCCCCTGCTTGTTCAAACATTGAAAGGAAATTGAAATGGCTGCTTATACCGACTCTCTCGGCTTCAACAAGGGTACCGCTGCGTTCCCTGCTGATGTCACCTCTGTCTCGAAGTTTCTGGTTGAACTGGACTTCGCTGCAATCATCGCTGCTCGTTCTGCCGCTGGCGCTACCGCGCTGGCTGCGACTGACACCCTTCAGGTCATCTCCATGCCCGCCTACTCGGTGGTGCTGGCTGCTGGCTTGAACGTCGTCACCGCAGAAACCGTCAATACGACTGCGACGTTCGACCTCGGTTACACCGGCGGTTCGCCTGCCGCTGCCAACGTGTACTGCGATGACGCCGCTTCCAACTCGGTAGCGATGGACTCGGACAACCTTGCCAACCCAACCGTCATCAAGACTGCGGACACCATTGATCTTCTCTTGAATACGGCTGCTCCCACCAACTGTGTAATTCAGGTGTGGGCCATCGTCGCAGACTGCTCGTCGGTCTAATTTATGGTGGGGGGCTTCGGCCCCCTGTCTAACAAAAGGAGAACATCATGGGTGTTTATACGGGTATTGCACAAGACAATGTAACCATCAACAGCGGCAAAGCAGTTTTGCAGACGCTGACTGTGACTGGTACATTGACTGCTTCTGGGGGCGTTACTGGCCCCGTTCGCCTTCCCGTTGCGGCTGTTGCCGCCGCAGGTGCGAACCAAGGTAATGCGGCTGCGTTGTCCGAAGGTCTGAATGTCGTCTCGGCGGCTGACGGTACCAAGGGCGTGCGTTTGCCTACGGCTGTTGCTGGTACTGTTGTGATTGTCAAGAACACCGTTGCTGCGGCGCTGAAGAT